TGTGTAGATAAAAAGCGATGCCAAGGTTATTAGCCTTGGCATCACGGTCCATTCTCTGGGCGTCCTGGAAGTACCGACGCTGAATGGTGGGGAGTGCTTGTTTACCTTGTCTCGCTACCCGTAGTTAGCAAGGGGCTCCGGTGCCAGCATTCCACGACAGTCGGACTTTGTGACGCAACGTCACGATTGACTCGTTTGCGACACTAGGTATCATATCAACTGTTTCAGGATAGCAAGACCTCCATGACGTTTTTTTACAAATGACCAAACTTTACTCCATCTCCGAAGCCGCTCGGATACTCAGCCAGTCTCTCGGTCGACGGATCGTTCCTCGATCCCTACATCGGTCCATAAAGAGAGCCAATGTCGATACCGTTGTGATCGGTAACTCCTACGGGGTCACGATGGCTGACGCTAGAAGGGCTGCACTTGCGATCAGAGAGATCAAGAAGAAGTCCGACGAGAAGGATTGAAGTCCGGTTTCTTTTGGTCCTAACACCGGCAAACGAACTTAGGCCGACTACAATCAGCCGTAACTCTTTTTGCCCTTACAGCCCCATCGCTTTCTGGAGATGTCGTTCGGGCATGGAGGGTTGTCACACTTAGGGATGCCTGCGGACCTGGCGCAGTACGCATCACCCTTCGCGGTCCCAGGTTGTGGAGTTCGGCCTGCTTGGCCTACGCTCCTCGTCTTGCCATCGACAGTCACTCGGACTGCCTTGCCTTTGTTCGGCTTGCCTGCCATCTCGATTGCCTTATGTTGGCGTTGTGGACTCGTTTGAGAGGCCTAGCGGAACTACTTCTTCTTGCAGTTCGACTTGGCCTTGGTGCTCATCGCAGCAGCGACAGCGACTTTCTGAGGCCTGCCAGACTTGATCATCTCTCGGATGTTCCCTGACACGACCTTTGAACTACAACCTTTCTTTAACGGCACGATCACCTCAGATTGTAAAAGAAAAAGGCTGGTCGCCCTCGTTAGAGGAGTGCCCGGGAGGAAAGCACTTGCATCTATGCAACGACCAGCGATCTATTCGGCTACTTGCAGCTTCCCTTGCCGCCTTTTCCGCCCTTCCCGCCTTTGCCGCCTTTCATCCCGCCCTTCATGCCAGCGGGGTAAGCAGTCCCTTTCTTCATCGAATCGTCCTCGTTTGCGTGGGTAATTAAACAGTCCAACAGTTTGGATGTCGGTTTCAGGCTACGGGAATACCAAGTGCAAGTCAAGCATCAGGAACCGGCTCTATCACTCTGGCAAGAACCAGTTTGTCGTAGTTCTGGATGTGGAACTCACGCAACGCCTCTCGATTGATTGGCTTGGGATACGAGACAGCGTACCCCTCGAAAGTCATGATTGTGGTCAACGGCCACAAGGACTGATTCGTCGTGGCTCCGTTCCTTGTGACCCAGAAGTCCGCAACGTATCGCCCAAACTTCTCTTGTTCCTCCTTGTTCCTGATCTTGTGCGTCTGGATCATGTACTCCTGGCCGATCACAAGCATCTTCTGGACAAAGGCCTTAGCAGCCTCTCCTACGGCCCTGATCCTTGGGTCTGGATCGTCCGTCTCTGCGGTGTCAATCTTCCTCAGCCTCAGTGGAACGTCGTGCTTCCAGTCGCTGAAGCCTTTGTCGATGTCCACAACGATCGTGTCACCGTCCTTGTGGCCCTTGATGATGCAAGGATATTCCCTGGTTTTCATTATTGACATTGCGTCTCCCTGTTAAAGTAAAACCCATCCCGAGCCAGCCGTTCACTGGCCCGGGATTGGGCTGCAACTACGGAGCCATGAGACTCACTTCGAGTTGCAGATATTGGAGCCTGGTTGACCGCCCGTAAACGATCACGTTACCCAGCGTGCGTGTTAGGTCCGCTGACCAGGCGTAATGTTCATATTCCGCACGCATCGCATTCCTCTGTAGTCAGCTTTGATCTAGCTGACTCAATCAAGCGATCTCTTGCGTCCTGCTGTGATTTTCGCTTCTCATCCCAAGTTCGCTTTATCGCTCTGTATCTGGCAAGCCTTTCCGCTCGCTGCTCGTCCGCGAGCGATGAGTAGTCCTCGTCGTGATCGTATCCGCCTGGCATCGTCCTGAAGAACACTCCAAAACCTAACTGAGTGACTTCGCCACTCTCCCAGTAGATCACGTTGTCTCGGACCCAGAATTTCCCTCCATCTGGAGACCATCCTGGACCGTCTTGCATGTTCATTTTTCCGCTTCTTTTTCTTGGTATTCAACAATGGATCGGGCAGGATTCGAACCTGCGACCAGGGGTACAACCCCTAGCTCTACCACTGAGCTACCGATCCTTAATTTGCCGTCTCTCCGGCTGTCACGCCTAGTTGTAACGTTCCGGCGTTCACGGTGTCGCTTAAAAATGGATCGGGCAGGATTCGAACCTGCTGTGCCGCGACTTTACGCCCCCGTGCAGATGACTCGGTTAGAGTGGCCCGCACCGCCGATCCACGTCTGGCTACCGATAATGAGCAGACCAGTAATATCTTCCATCCGATCCTCGAACAACCGCTCTCGCTACAAGCGTGCCACGCCTGGTCGTACAGTGGTTCGGCTGGTTAGCAGAGAACGAGTTTCCTACGCCTGAGAACGTCGCTCCAGGAGCACACCCAAGGAAGTGGCCTACACGACCTCTCTGGGCCTGAATCGTGGCTTCTCGAAGGGCGTGTGAGTACGCAGCCGGATCTCGGTTCACAATCGCTCCTGCGGCCTGATACGCGGTCCTGGCGACGTTGGACGCAATCTGGACCGGAGCCTGAACGATGACCGCTGCTCCATCCACAACGCGAGTAACGCCATTCAGGACCGGTGCCTGACTTCGCACGACCGTCTGCTGAGGCCCGCCGTAGCACTTCCCGTCCAAGCAGAACTGTGCCTGGGCCTGACTCGTCATGAACAAGAACAGCAGGGCAATCAGATAAGTTGGGGTACGCATCTTTCAACATCCTTTATTTAGAGTTCTCAATCCTATCTAACAAACTAACGTGGTCGAATTGTCTCAATCAGGACAGCGAGTGTCAAGAGGCTTTGTTATCCTCTGCCTTCTTGATCCTGACCTTAACCAGCCACTCGCCTGCGATCTTCTTGGCGTTAGCAGCCCATCCATTGCTCCTCAACTGCTTCGCCCTGTTGATCGCTGGTTCGGCTTCCTTGTGCTCTGAGTCAATTCGCCACAGCGACCCCGGGGTCGCCTTCGGATCGGCCTTCTCGATGGCCTCGTCGATCGCGTCCAGCATCTCGAACATCATCAACGAATCCCACGAGTCTGCGTCCGCCATCCTGGACTTTAACTCCCTGAGCAGGGCAAGCATGTTTCTTGCTGATGACTGGGAGATGATTGGTTCTGTTTGTTGTTCGTTCACTTTGCTCCCCTTATTGAACTGAAATACCGCTCATCAACTCCATGATCTGACCCCGCATGGAGTAGACCTCTCCGTTCCTGTCCAAACACCTTGCAGTGCATACCCAGAGGAATGGACCCTTTTTCGTGTCGTAGTGCAGGAACTCCTCCCAGTGGTGAACAAGTCCGTCCTTGAAGATCGGGAACACCTTCGACAACGTCATGTTGCATTCAGAGGCGTCGTCCACCCTGTTCGGAAACGTTCCGTATGCAGGCTTGAGTTCGATCCTGCAATACTCGTCCATGATGTGCCATCGATCGAGTGCCGTTGTTCGGCCTTGATACAGGTAGGCAATCTCCTCGTCTGCATTGCCTGCCTCTTGCTCGACCAACTTCTCGATGTCGCGAAGGCTAGGAGACGAATAGGTTGGCTCCCAGCGTCCTCTAACGAACAGTAGTGCTCTGTGCATTGTTACCTCCAGCCTGGCGATTTAATGAATCTCGAACTAGCCACTTCATTCCTAACCCTTCTGCCGAGTTCTTCGGCAAGCATCATCATTTCTTGCCCATGCGCTCCTGCAACAAGTGGATAGTGGATCTGCACCTGGACTGCGTAGATGTCACATCTATCACGATTCAAACAGCCCACCGTCGACATTCGCTCGACAAAGTCCTTGACTAACTTCTTGTCGTCAGCCACTCGCTTTTCAATCAAATCATAAGCCAGGTCTCTCTCTTGTCTCAAAGCATCTGCAACCCTGGCATCAGCAGCCAACCGCTCTTGTCTCTGCGCTTCGTTCACTGCGTCATCGATCCGCTTCTGGATCTGAGGGAATATCTTCATGAGTAAGTCTAGGATCGACATTGTTACCTCCAGTGGCTAAGTGATTTATGAAGTGTCGCAAATGAGACAGGCGGTGTCAAGCATTACTCAAATAAAAGCCCTTGGCTTTCTTGGTGGCACTTAACCCAGACAGAAGCTGCCGCGTGAGATTCAATTCTGTGCGCAATGATGTCACCTCGCACCGCCTTGCTTATCTGCCCGGCATACTTAAAACTCTCCCACTGCTTGTCTATCCCAATGTTCCTTGCAACATTGCAAGAATCGACGCTTGAAAATGGGTATCTACTGAACAACTTCGGGTCCATCATCCTTAGTCCGTGGACCTTTACTCTTGGCCTGCCTTCTGCATCACAAATTACATCCATGACCTCGCTCATCCTAAACTCCCACTCGTCAGACCCTGGGACGCTGTAGTCTCCAGAAGATCCAATCGCTATCCTTTTTAGACCAAGATTAAATGCCATTTCATGAAGCCAGCCAAGAGATTCATGAAGATGCCACACTGGAACGCTCTGGTGCTTTATTGAAGCGTTTCTGCTAATCCAGTCTTTTATTAAATCAATGTTATCTAACTCGCTTCCATCAATAACGTCCGGTATCAAGCACCAATCAAAACCTGGATGCAGGCTCCATTCTTCTATCCATTCTTCGTAAGCGTCGATGTCAATCACCCCCATCCCCTGCTTCCAGTGAGAAAAAGCACCGTTGTCAAGAACGAAGGACTGACAGATTTCAGCAACCATCCCTATCTGGTCTGGGTGTTCAAAACTCACCAGACCATGCCTGCCGCTCAATATCTGAACGGCAGAGCAAGATGGCGTTATTGGTGTCCCGTGGTATCTGATCAATTTACTATCCAGTAATTTCAAGCCTTCCGTTCGATCCGTGCCTTCCAGTCACAGTGACCCTGCAAGACCTATTCAGTTTGCTCCTGATCTCCCTCATGACATTCTCTTGAGTCATCTCAAGTCCTCGAACTTTGTCGCAGATCGACTGAAGATCCTCGCATTTCAGGAAGTCGGGAGTCCTGACGACAACCTTGTAATAGTCCCACACCGGAGCAAATGGACATCTCGTGTGGACGTAAACTGTATGAATGTTCAATGTGTGTCTCCATTTAGAGTCAAATAACAAACGACGCAGAGTAAGTGTCGCAAATGCGACAGGTGGTGTCAAGTGCTTGGCTGGTTTTATCGCTTCTTGCTCCCAAATTCCTTCAGCCACTCAAACGAAACCTCCTCGCTTATTGGCCTTTCTTAAAATTGCAAGTCGCTTCCTCCTCTCCTTTCGACTGGGCAAACTCGGAGGAGGCTGAAGATTGTTCTTGATATTACCCATCGAGTCGGCAGTGTACTCGGTTGTGTACAACGATGCGTAAGCGACTTTCGATACAAAGTCCGTCCACAGACGGGCATTCGCCTCGGCCCTCCTAGATCGTTCGCTGTTCACTTGCTACGTCCTCGGATCAGAGTGTGGGTCCTTCATGACCTGATCCTCCCAGTGCTCGTCGCTGGCTGGCAGGACGCAGCCTACTTCAACCTTGGTGTTGCCGATCTGAATGTCTTTGTTGAGCAACTCTGACCATATCCTGTCC